GAAGTCAGAACCTAGTCCATAAAGCTCAATTTGTTGTTTGTCAAAAGCAAGTTTATACTTGGCATCCTCTAGAGCCATATCATGCATATCTTTCTTCTGCTTCCAAGCAAATTCTGCTTGTTGCTGACGAAACTTGCTTTGATCTAAAGCAAACTCCTGCTCCCAATGTTTAGCCTTGAGGACAGGGTTTTCCATAACATTTATCTTACTCTTCTCCCAAGAGAAAGCATTTGCAAACTGTGCAATAGCACCATTCTTATAGATGGTCACTTTAGCCTCTTCAGGATTAGCTCTAATCATAGCAATCTCCTGATCCTTCTCAAGTTCAGCTTGCACCTTTCTTTCTTCTAACTGCTTGATAGTTTTAAGAGCTAAGTCTTTTTCAGCAGGCTGAGAAGAGCTAGCATTTGCTATACCTTGAAGAGTTTTAATATTATTATCAATCTGAGAAAGCTCAGCTTTATATCTGCTCTCAGAATAAACAGCTAGTTTATCAGGAGTGTCATATCCTCTAAACTGGTACCTTCCATTGATAGCCAATTGGTTAAGATCATCTGGTGTAAGACTAGCTCTGATAACATTCTCAATCTGAGCAGCAGAAACCTTTTCTGTAGAAACACGTTCCATTGCTGCAGCAATCTTATCATAGTCAGGCTTTCCAGTGACAGGATCTAAAACATAAGGAATGTCTTGTTCCTTTAGATTGGGATTGATAACCTTTAGGGTGTCAAGCCACTTCTTATCTACATCAATATACTGAGTGTATCTATCTCTAAATGACTCATTTACATTTCCAGAACCAAGCCATCTGTTAGCTCGTTGGTTAAAGTCCCACTGGTTCTGAATAGATGATTTACCATCAGAAATGGCTTTCTCCATCTCAGCCATTTGTTTTCTATACCAAGCTGTAGAACTTACAGCGTTTTGAACTAAAGGATCTTTCCCCACTTGAGTCACCATACCTCCTACAGAGTTAACAAGTTGGAAGTTTGAGAAGTCACCAGCAGCTACAATTCTTAAATCATTACCTAACTGATTAAGCTTAGACTGTAAATAGGCCTTATCCACATCACGAACTACATCTAGTCCAGCAATGTTATCTATTTGAGTTTGAATCTTTTGGATGCCCTCATCATAGCGTCTTTGCTTTTCCATACCCACAGACACCATAGCCTCCACAGGAAGCTGCTGGATGTAGGGGTTAAACTGGGGTATTATGTCGGTGTAAGAGGCCATATATCATGAAGTTACAAATGTAATAGAAAGAATTATAATTTCCAAGAGAACTAACAAGTTTTGGTAATTCGCTCTAACTGAATTAGTTATATATTTTTTAACGCTTTTACAACAGAGCTGTTCAGATTCAGTTTTTTAACAGACTTTCCACCCTTTGCTGTTTTTGTTTGAGTGGTAGAACCCACTGTAGGAATATTAAATTGGGCCATCTGCATATTCTGCAATCTGAAATTGGGGTCATAGCGGTAGTTGTACATGTTCTCATATACAGCTAATGTTCTGTTATCCAACTTGTTCTGAGCATATTTGCTAGCAATAGAATTAAGAGCAGCTTGTGTTGTAGCCTTGGTTTTAGAAAGAGCTGTAGCTTGCTTATCTGCTTGACGCTCAAGGATTTGTAAGTTCTGGAGCTTAGCTTGATTAAGCAGGTTTCTATTCTCACTATACACTCTTTGTTTCTCAGCCTGGTTCAGTCTAAATTGCTCACCTAGCACTCGTTGGTTGGCTGCATATTTCTGAGCGTTCAAAGAAGCAAGTGCTGAAGGATTATATCCCACAAGTCTTTGTGTAGCGTTATAAGCTGCCTGATTCTCGTTTAGAATATCTTGTAAAGATATATCTACAGGAGTGCTGAGCTCAGGGATGTATTTTTGAGCATATACAGGCTCCACCTGATTTTGAGACAGAGCATACATTTCTCCTATAAGTTGGTTTGGATCAAGTGATTCTATATCAGAGGGTCTTAGATATTGAAGTGCCTGGTTTAGAAAAGAAGCTATGTTAAGGTCTGTCTTAACAGGAGGAATCACATCTGCTTTTTTAGCTTCTGTAGGAGTGGGAGAAGGTTTAGGAAGAGTGATTGGAGGAAGCTTTCTGAGTGAACTAGGAAGACCTCCTGTTTCAGGTCTACTTCTAAAGTTAGCATCTAAAAGAGCTTTATATCTTTCAGTTCTAGGTCCAAAGATTTCATCAATATTGCTTCTCACATCTGTTTTAGGAAAACCTTTAGCTTTTCCATAAGCTGTTACATCATATTCAGACAGCACTTGTGTAGCAATATCTGGAGCAATTCTACTAAACTCTTTTTGGAAAAGAGCCACCTTGTCTCCTCTTCCTTGAGCTTTAGCCTCATTGTATAGCTTATTAAGATATTCATAATCAGTGGGGTTAATTCCTGATGTGGGTCTATTCACATATATATCATCTGTAGAATCAACCATTCTTTGAGAGGAAACTGAATCACGTACAGCTGCTGCAGCATTTGCTCTTCCTCTAGAAAACTCACGTCCAGATGTTTTAGGAATTAGTTGTGAAGCACTATAAAGACTCTGTGGGTTTAGTAAAAGCTGTTCAGTTAAACCTGTCTGGGCTTTAGGAATACTAGCTCCCTTTCTAGCTAATACATCTCCATCATCTGTTACATCTAAAAGCTCTTCTTCTTTTGTATCATTGATAGCATTCTGGAGAGCAGCAGCATTTATCTTTTTGTCTGCCAAGTCTTTAAGTTTTGCATTAGCACCTTCTAGATTTGCTTGCAGGGTTCCAAGAGCAAGTTTGTCGAAAGATGACTGCACATCTAAGCTATCAAGTTGGTCTATTGACTTGTCAATCAACTTGTTCTGTTTGTTCTCCTGTTTAGACAGGTCAGCTACGTAAGTTTTAAACTTCTTACCCTTAGCTTTAGAATCTGCTAACATATCTGCAAATGCGTTTGTGATTTTAATATTACCAAATACAGTGAGATTAGATTCACCACTTGTACCATCTTGTAGCTTTACAGCTGGTTCACCTCTTTCCACTTCTACAGGATTGTCACCATAAGTGATACCAATACCTGTGTTTCCTTTTCCATCACTCTCATCGTGGGATTGTCCTCTGAACATGATAGTTTCTCCTCCCTCAGGAAGGAAAGGATTGTAGGACATAGGTTCTGCATATCCACCCCAGTGTGTTTGGAGTTCTCCACCCATTTGCATAGCTGGTCTTTCTGTAGACATAGCTGCAGCACTAGGAGGAGTGTATTCTTTTAGGTGACCACCAGCTCTTAACATATCAGCATCTTTAGGTGGCTTGAGAAGGTCTTTCACCTTATACTCTCCAAAGGTGGTAATCACCTGTGGTTGCCATGTGTGGCTCACCCACTTATAGGGAGATGTTTCACCACCATCTTGCATGATTGCTCTGTTCATACTTTGAATGTCAAGACCTGTAGTTTGACCAACAATGTTTCCTACGTTTCTATTAGTTAGTCTCTTAGCTTGTCTTATTTTATCCTCTGTAGGATCAAAAATATCTCCAGCAACTTCACCAAGAGCACCACCTATTATACCACCAACAGGTCCACCAAGAAGTGTTCCAGCAGCTGTACCTATTCCTTTACCTATCTTAGATCCTGCATCAGGCTCACCAGTTATTGCTCCAGTGATGCTTTGAAGAATATCTCCACCTCCTTGATTCATCATAGCTTTTCCAAATGCTGTATCTTGCATCCAGTTTTGATTACCAAGCTTGGCTTGCTTTATCTTACCACCCTTTTTAAAGGCTTTCACTTTATTACTATCATTGAGAGGTTCATATCCTAGGTCTGTATACATAGTGCCAGGATTATATATGTTTTGAATCTCTGTAGGAGTGCCACCAATGTTATTACGAATAACAGTGCCATCTTGAGCAAGTATGTTTGTTCCTACACCGTAGGAAGGAGACATTTGCTCAGGCTGGAATATTACATCTTCTGGTCTAACATACTGATTTTGAAAGTATTGCTGAGGTCTGCTAGCAGCAGCTTGAGCAAATACACCTGTAAGTTTCTCCTGTTGAATAGCTTCCTGCAAAGCATTTCTTTGTTGTCCTAACATTTGAAGACCTCCAAAAACATCAGAGGCTGCTTGCAAATAAGGCATAGCACCAGACATTCCAGTGGTAGCAGTTGTAGCTGAAGGTGTAGCACTAGGTTTAATAGTTTTAGAAGGCATTCCACCTTTCAACTTTTCCATAGTTGGAATTTGTATTCTTGGTAATCCACCAGTGCCTATTGTATCACCTCTTTGAGCTTTCTTAAGGGCTTTACCGTTTTTAGCCATTGTATTATAATTTGTAAAATTGAGTAGTTGATTCAGCTTCTTAATAGGTTGAGCATCAGCTTCGTTTACACTGATTCCTCCTTTAGCCATAGGATATTCTGTAACATAATTACCGTCAAACATATAATCTTCTCCAGGCTGCATATATTGTACATCTCCTGTATCAGATACACCAATGAGTGGTTCATACACACCCTGCATTGTAATTTCATTAGAAGGAATGATTACAGGGTTTCCTATGTTCTCAGGATTCCAATAACCCATAGGATCTATAACAGTTCCATCCTGACTAATAGTCTTAGGTCTGAAATCTAGTCCTTCTTGGTAGAATTTCATCTCCTGTCCATTCTGTGCACTAGCCTTTGTCTTCTTAGCATAAGGACCATTAGATGGAGCAGGGTTGATTGTACGTGCGTACATCATTCCTGTAGCACCAGGAAGAGATCCACCCATAGCAAACTGTCCACCCCATGCAGGACTGTAATTACGTCCTTTGGTGTTATATGCCCATCCTTTAAATCCAGGAGGTAGGGTTACATTAGAAACATTAGCATTGGGTTTCTTACCGTAGTTATCTTGTTTCTTTTGTCTTAATACACCACCTTCTTCAGCTTTATAAGGCTTAGCCCCACCAGCAATAGCTCCAAAGAACTTACGCTGTTTCTCTGTAAGAGGATTTCCATGCACGCTTTTATCGCGTAGGATTTCTTTTGCTTTTTCAGATGTTAGTTTCTTTGCCATTACTTGTAAGAGATTTGGGCAGGTGTAATAATAAATTGGCTTACTAGATGCACATCAGATTTGTTATCAAGGATGTGTCTCACCTTCAGGTCTTTAGCTCTTAGAGGCTCCTTCTTAAATGATCTCTTGCCATAGTCCATATTAACTTGGTTTACCACCTTATCCAAAGATAGTGATTCACAAGTAGTTAGGAACAGTGGTATAGATTTATTCTTTACCAGTGACCAGAATGTGTTATACTGATAGAAGTTATCACTCTTTGTGAATGTGATTGTCTTGCTCTCAGTGTTGTATATAGGATATTTTAAGTATTCGTTGAGGTTGTTGATGGGTTTTGGAACCAGTTCAAGCACACCTGTGCTTTGCTGACCGTTGTATAATACAGCTTTGTTAAACCATTCATTGTCAACCTCAATCCTATCGTTATCATTAAATACACCAGTAGTAGATAAAAAGTACCTATAAGCCTTGGTGTAGTCTTTAACAGATTGAAGAATCTCATCATAATAGGAATAGCTGAACGGATACTCAATAATATAGGGTTCGATGTTTCCATAAAACTTGTTGTAATTCACCACATCTGTCAAATGTCTCCATACACAAGAGCTAAGCTTTTGTGTAAACGTGAGGGTCACTTGCTCATTAGGTGTCACCTCAGAGATGGGAAAATTGATGGTTTTCTTACAAGTGCCCACCGACTGAATAATAATCACTGTAGCATCATCATCTACACTATAGCTCACTCCTTCTATTAGCACACTCTTGGGCACATTTGTAGCTATAACATTTCCAAGGTTGTCAGAAATATTAAAGGGCCCAGATTTGGGAGAAGCCTTTGTGAGTTTTATGTATACTATTTGTGACATCTATTATAAAGTTTACAAAGGTGGAAGCGTTGTTGTAGTGGTAGTACCACATGTATTTCCACAATAAGCACCCTGTGTAGCAGTTCCAAATCCAAATGTAAATGTTACACTACCCTCAACAGCACATAGTATGTTATAACTTCCATCAACACCTATGCTATCAGTTTGTGTAAATCCTTGACAATCAATCCATTGGAATGTAGCTCCTAGTTCAGAAGTGACAGTGTATTCATAACAATCATCACAACTAGGAGCTAACGTAGTAGTGGTGGTTGTTGTACACTCTTCACAATCTGAATCTTGTGTACAAGGTGTTCCACATAGCGTAATAATCACTCCAGGATCAGAATAAGGAACTATCTGTGTGCTAACACATATGTTGATAACTTGTCCTGCTTCTACAGGAGTGTAAGATAGCTGACTAGCACCACACTTGTAAGAAGCTACAAGGTGAGTGATTTCATTAGAGTTGTATACAACATAACACTCACAAGGATAGGCAGTTGTTGTTGTTGTGGTTGTGCTGGTGCTAGTGGTGGTGGTTGTGGTTATTTCACAAGCCTCACCCTCTAGATCACAACCAGTGAAAGCTGTTGTGGTGGTAGTTGTAGTGATGCATCCTGAACCTATCAACGTTACATTTAGTCCTTTAGCTGCAGCATATATCTCATCTCCACATACACAAACTGTTTGAGTGCTATCACCTGCAATAGGAGTGCTGTTCTGTGGTTGATTGTTGCAATCTATATAGTCATAGTAGACTGTCTCAGAAGATTGATTCTCAACAGAATATGTAGTGCACTCACACTCAAATTGTGTTGTTGTAGTGGTGGTTGTATTAGGAACAGGATTACCCACCACAGCCTCAAAGTCAGCACAGCAATCATTCACTCCTGAATAGAAGAAGTTGTTCTCAGCTATATAGAAGTTAGGAATGTAGCTATGGAAGCTTATCCAACTCTTAGTGTTGAAGTTGAAAGACAGGGTCCAGCTCTTGTTACAGAAGTATTCTGAGTCTGTCAGATACACCTGCTTTCTAATAATCTCTGTGCCATCACAGCATTCCACCTCTTCTTCTAGATAGAAGTTGAAGTCTGTGTCATCATAAACAATATTATTCAGCTTAGGGATATAGTCAAGCTTGGTAATGATGACACGGTCAAACTTGCTGTCATACACACCATGGAGTCCTACACCATTGAAATGGTTGTCTACATCCACTTTAGGGAAGTAGCGCAAGATTTCAAAAGCTAGATGATCTGTAAAGAACCTGTTCATTCCTGATCCAAATGCTGACAAGTCTTGCACCTGATTACCAGCAATAAGAAACACTTGTCCACGCTTAGCATCTATTGTTATCTGTCCTTGTGGTATCTTCAGAAGCATCTTGTTTTGAGAGCCCACATATCCTAAATCAGTTTCTGCAAAGTCAATAGGAGGAGCACTTGTAAACAAAGAAGGATTACCTATATAGGCAGCCTGTGGATTGCTAGTGTTGATAGTGAGAAGCGTGTTGTATAACAAGCTCTTGTTCTCAAAACGAGCTAGAATAGCCTTGTTCTGTATACCATCTAAGCTCACTAGAGGTCCATAGTTCTGAGGGAAGTCAAAGAAAGAAGAAGCTCTATAAATCAACCAGTTGTTTGCATTTGGTGATGTGGTGAGTTCTTGGCTATCAGAGTAGATGGTTCTGAATGGGAAGTTGGTGAAACATACACTCTTCCAATCATAAGGAAGATGGGTGAATGTGTTTTCTTTATTTTGCTTAGAGAATGTAGTGTTATAATAATAGGTGTTGTCCTGAGCAATAGACACATAGTCTTCTTGCACCCAATCATCAGGAATACCTGTACTTACGTGAGGCCAGAAGTCACCTTCTCTATTATTAAATGCCTGACGAAGGTCAACGTTGTAAGAGCTCTCACAATAGAAATAAGGCACACCATAAGCAAACAAATACATCTTACCATCATAATAAGTTCTACCAGGACTGGTAATAGGAGTTTGACTATTAGGGCAGTCTAGGTTATTAGCCTTAATGGATATGAAGTTTGTAAGTGTTTGTGGTCCAGCAATTGCTGTTGTAAGAATAGAACGTCCTGAATGCCAGTATACAGGATAGGCCACATTACCTATTTCATCATAGAATATATCACTATCATCAGGAGCATTCACACGGTTGTCTATAAAGAAAGGTAGTTTGGTCTTAAAGGCAAACTTGCTGATGAATGTATCTCCTCCAAAGAATGTAGCTACAACAGGACCTGTAAGAGGAGTGATGTCTCTTTGGAATCCTGTATCCACTGTGTCATAAGAATACATCTGTCCATACTGATTGACAAATATGTTCTTAAGAGATCCATAGTAGGAGATAACACTTATATACTGTTCTTGAGCAGGTGTACCACATGTTCCAGACTCACCAAGAGTTGTTCTAGATCTATCGTTTACAAGTCCTGAGATGGTGGGAGTTTGATTAGGGAATGGAAGAGCTGGTCTGTTTGACTTAGTCTTTAGATAGACAGAACTCTCTCTGCTCCAGTTGTTTACATTCTTATCATCACCCACTCCCTGTACACCAGGAATTAGATATTGCTTTAATTCTAGCTCACGCTGCTTCACTCCTAATCCATTGTTAATCAAGTTACTATAGTCGTAGCTTGCTATAGAATTGTAGGAATAAGCGTAGTTGCGTCTAGTGATACCATTTATGTAGATGGTAAGATAGGCTTGGTAGGCAGCAAATAATGCTGATGCGTTGTAGTCAATGGTGATGGTTGCTATGTTATTTGCACTATTTAGTGCATCTTGTTGAGCTTCAGCACTTAGCAATCTGTACATTGCATTCTTCTGCACTTGTACAAAATGGGATTTTCCAGCACCAAATATTACGTTCTCTAGTTTTAGAACACCACCTAAGAAAGGCTGACCAAATGAGGTTTCTGGAGAGTTGAATACATGTCTGTATTTAGCTCCATTTTCATCAAATCCTTCTAGGTTATCTGGGTTACAAAGACTAACACCTACAGAGTTTATAAATTCCACTTTGAGTTTAGTGGCATCATCAACTGTACTATCAGCATATGTAGGTGGTGAAAGTGAAGCAATATCAAAAGTGTAATCACCCACGCCAGCAGGAACTAAAAAAGCGTATTGATTGTTTATATCAAGAGGCTTATTTAAAAATAAATCACAGCATGGATTTGTGTTATTGAGTGCACAATATTTAGTCCATCCATCAATATCAGTGGACATACCATATCCTGTAGGAGCAGCAATAACATTTCCTTGAGCTAAACCACATCTAGAAATTGGCCAAACTAGTCTAAGTGAAACTGTTTGTGGTATATCAAGTTTCTTTACAGTAATCTTATATCTGTTATAAGTGTTTGATCCCATCGCTCCTTTAGCACCTCCATTAAACTTTGGTGCAGGATAGTCCAAAGCACAAAGTTTGATGATGGTGTTCACCTCTGATGGAAGAATGGTTCTACTAGATGGTTCTCCTGTGTAGCAATCAATGTAATCAATTGTACCAGGTGCTGTAGGGTAGATGCTAAAGTTTCTACATATAGATGTATTACTTGTTGCAGCAAGAGGAATGGTGTAAGCATTGCTCTTCTCAAGCAAGAATGGATCTTGTCTTAGGTCATTGTAAGGGTAGTTGGGGAAGTAGTATTCTGTACCCTCTCTATCATACTTACCTACGTTTCTAAGAATACCCTTAGCTACGATAGATTTGTTTGTGCTTCTATCACCACGTATAATCTTAAAGCCAGCTATCTCACTTTTTTGTTCATCAGTGAGATTGGAAGAGTTGATTAGAGATTGTACCTGTTGTACATCTATTCTTACACCCAGTGGAAATACAGCATCTTTCTGCATCACCATTGAGTTTTCTCCTGTAAATAAAGCAGACTCAAATATAGGGCTCACCAGCACATCTGGGAACTTGTGGTGTCTAATCTTCTGACCAGCTAAGTTTCCCCACAATTCTTCATTACAAGGGTATTCTTCTGTAGATTCCCAATAGCTAAACTCACCATTCTGGTAAGGTCCTTTGTAATCTACAGCAGGAGAATATCCTGGAGAGAATCCTGTAACAGTGGCTGTGTTGTATATCTTCCAATAGGGACTTGTTCCTGCAACAGGATCTTCAGGATCACCTATGAAGTCATCATTTGTTGTAGGAACAGGGAATAGATCATTAGCGTTAGCAAGTCTTCCTGGGATGTGGAATCCATCAGTTTGCTTACCATTCTTAAGAAGGAACACTAATTCAAATGCATACACCTCATCTCTTAAATAGCCTCTGAGGTTGGTGGCATTAAACTCATCTGCATAGGTTTCTGTATTAGGAATCCTATAAGTTTCCCATTGAAGAGTGACACCACTAGCAATTTGCTGGTAGTTGATTCTTTCTATGGAGGTGAGTTGGTCCCATACTAATATATCACGTACAGCTGTAACATCTTGAGCCACCTCGTAATAAGGAAACTTCTCAAAGATGTCATTCACTGTTAGACGAATATCAGTTTTGTTTTGACCTGTGTAAGTGATCACCTGTGTTAGGGTGTCAATAAAGTAGGTGCCTATAAGCTCAACAGAGGTGATACCATTTATGGTTTTAATCACTGCTATGTTGAAATGCTGATAGAGTCCAGATCCTTCTAAGTTGCTGACAGTGAGTTCAATAGATCTACCTACAGGATAGTTGAAATTGGGAGTGGTAAGACTTGGATCAGCAACAGGAGTGGGATTGGTCACTGAGTAATAGGACGTAAGAGGATTACCATTAGCATCACAATACTGGATGGCAAACTGATATGTACCAGCAATAAGCTCACCTCCTGTAGTGATGTTAGTCACTTCAAGCTGGGGAATCTGGAAGTTGGGCTGTACATTTAATCCGTTACAATCTATTTGGTCACTGTATATAGGGTCACAAGCTGGTGTTCCTGATATAAGAATATAGGGAAGGTTCTCAGGATTTAGGTCAATATATCTTCTGGGATTGAGACCATCTGTCCAATACACTTCTGTATTACACTCTGTGATTCTGTGGACAGCCTTGTGAATAGGATGGTCGATATTAAAGTTTAGACAAGGAGCATTTACATATGTATGATAGATACAATCGTTATTATCCATATATCCAATCTCAGAACCACCTGTGTCAGGATTGGTAATAAAGAATACATGTTTATTTCTTTCTGGAATGAAATGCTCACCAATAAGCACATATCCATCAGGGAAGCTAAGACAGAATACATTCCCTGGCTCATTCTGATAGTTAACAGAATTTGAGTCAAAGTTCTCAACAGCAGCATTCAATGCATACGTTAGCTGACCTTTGGGAATCTGCGTAACAGATTGATCCATGTTAAGGCCAACGGTAGCATTGTTAGATTCTTGGACAACATTACTTCTGTTGGCACCAAGAATGTTTTTTATTTGTTCTAATTCATCTGCCATTTCCTATTAGTTATTACGTCTCCAACCATATCTATTAGTACGATTGGGGAGTTCATACATATTAAATCTGTTAAGGTCATTCTTGATTCTACGTTGCTTAGTCCAAGCATCTTGCTTCTTAATCTCAATATCAGCCATGATGAACGCTTCCTCAGCCTGTTGTTTATAGAAACCTAGCTTTGTCTGAAGCTGGTTAAAGGTTTCATCATTGGTCTGGTTGGTGAGAGTTTCAATCACTTTGTATTTGATGAAAGCCTCAATGTATTCCCTGATACGATAGTTGTCAGGAATCAACTGATTTCCATTAGGATCATAGTCTGTAGCATAGAACAACAGATGCACAATTCCATTACGGAAGTTGGTAACAAACTTGTTGTCTCTAACATCAAAACTATCATATCCAGCAGATCCTGGTGTAAACTCATTAATAGGAGGAGCTTCTTGATAGAACTCCCAGTTGTTAGTATAATCCACTCCACAGTTATTTCTAGCAGAAATGTTTCCTGGTTTTAACAGGTATTCTCTTCTGTATTGAACAGCAGCAGTGTTGTTAGACTTGTAAACAGCCTGAATAATAGCAGGCATACAATTCCCATCACACTGTGGATTTTGACATCCAGGGTTGTTACAAGGGGTGCCTCCAATAGTGAGTGGGGAGATTTGAATAGTGGTGTGTGTAGCAGCTTGAGAATAGAAAGAATTAGCTGACTGATAGGGGTAACCATTCACTGCTGTACACATCCAAGCTTCACGTACAGCAAAGAAGTTATCTGGTAGCCTAGCTTCATAGTCAGATATATTAAGAATGTCTTCAGCAATTACATAGGTGGTTCTACCCAGCTTTCTGAGACACTTGTCCAGATAGGTGGGGAACATTAGATCATCAACAGCACCAGTGTCAAAATAGCTCTTAAATTCCTCTTTTACAATAGAGTAGATGGGCTCTGGGCTAGTGAAGTTGTATTTATAGTAGTATGACATAGTTTATCTTTTCCATTCACGATAGATGTGCTGATACTTGTCATTGGTTTTCAAGTAGTGTGACAAAAGTCTGGAGGTAGTTCTAGAGGGTTTAAAATACCAAAGCTCACCGTGTTTTAATCTATTAGAGTTTTTAAACCACATCCATCCAAAGAAATATCCTTCTGTATGGAAGTTAAAATTGTAGATGATTTTACCCTTCTCTCTTGTCTTTTTCCAATCTACAGGAAGGTTGACAAACTCTTTACCATCCACTCCTTTCATCTTTCTACGCTTCTTCTTATTGATGGAGAACTCACCAAAGCCAAAAGGGAGCTTTGCTTTCTCCCCAGTTTCTAGGATGTATTCCCTAAAAGCGTCTGTAAAAGAGTAGATGATGTTTCTCCACTCATCAAATGTAAGTTTGATGGAGGGGTGCTTCTTACAGAAATTGTTGTAGTTTTCTTTGCTTGAACTTCTCCAATCTACCTTTGTTCGCATTAATTGGTTGGTTTAGTATTGGGGGCCTGACCATCAATACCTTCTGCTGTCATATCTGTCTTGAGTGAGAAATATGTAGCCAGAAGCTTTTGAGAGGTGAGCTCCAATACCTGCTTCTCCAGATAACCTGGAAGAGCAAACTCCTTGTCTAGTGGATTAACACATAGTTGTTCCACTGTATATTGAGGAGTACCGCAACCACAAGCTGGATAGAGTATTTCATTAGGAACATCCTCCTCAAACAGAGCCACAAATCTGATAGCCTGTAGAAGTGGATTGCTCACATATAGATAGCCATTGCTTATCCAATAATACTCTTCCTTCTTAATGATGGGAAGTTTTAGAAGATTTATATACCTATTGATGGTTATTTCCTTCAGCTTTTTTCCTTGTCCACTCATTGCATTAATTGAGTAGACACCCTGTATTACATATTGGTAATTACCCTCAGAAATACGAGGAAGTTTATATTTGCTCCTAGCCACTGAGCAAGGATCAACATATTCACAACATTCGGAAATAGGAACCTCTATCATCTCCAGACAAGGAATAGTGGTGAACAGAGTGTCTGTTGCCCACAACTTTCTGAGGTTGGTTTCCCTTTTGAGAAGCAAAAGAGAATTGTTCCTAATTTCAGAAGCAATAGCCCTGTCCGTAATCAAGCTATCTGTAGACAGAAGCTTGTGGGCAGAGCGTACATCTGAAACTAATTTCCTTAACGTGGCCATTATATATACTGTTTGAAAATGTTTGTCATTCCATTAATTTGGTCTAGAAGAAACCCAGTCACCTCACCTTTGGAAATCGTGTATCCATTTTTATCATCCCAACTACTCTTTGCTGTAGAGAAAGCTGGGAGCTGATAAAACTTGATACCATTGAAATCTAAGCTTAGCTCATGATGTTTGTCTCCTGTGAAGATGTAGAAATGATTGTGGTCTGACCAATCACTCTTATATTCCATAGGGAACAAGCTAGCAAGCTTAGCAGGTTTTAGAGCATCTCCGTGGTTGAACATCATAGCTGAATGTCCGTAACTCACATACTTTCTATATCTAGGAGAGATGTCAAAAACCACACGCTCTTCATGTCTGAAATAAGTTTGTAACCAGCTAGCCAAATGCCAGCCTACAAACTCATCATGATTACCAGCTACAAATATCACCTCAACATCTATTCCTTTCTGAAGAAGTAAGTTGATAACACTCACCTCATGCTCACATATAGCTTGGAAAGCACTGTGATAGGAAAGGATGTTTTGTTGTGGTGTACCTTTTGTAGTTGTGTTGGTGAACTCACTGTTAAACTCGTCTGACCCAATAATGTATTTAATATCTGTTAGATTGTTAGCTAGACAGGCTTGGTTTAGGATGATTTCCACCTTCTGGATGAAGTCACCAAAACGTTCTTCTATACTATTGTTTCCTTCTATGTCCAGTTTGTTTAGGTGAGAGTCTTGCTTGTTTATGATGAGACAAGCATCTCTTTTACCCAATTCAAATTTAGGAGCTACTATCTCAGGGGAGCAGGGTTCATAGGTTTCTAGGAAGGCAATAAAGCTATCCTGAAACACCTGCTCATCTTTCTTTTTACCCAACCATGCTTTCACTTGGTAGTGAGGCTGGTCAGCATTTCCCCAGTAGTTTTGGACGTATTTAGTTATTTCCCACTTGTCCGTATCTATCTTACATTTCTCAATAAGCTCGTCTAAGCTCTTGATTTCTTCCTTAGAGTTGAAGACCACCTCACCAGTTCCCTTCTGTACATCCTCAAAGAACCTTACCACTTGCTCTTCTAGGTCCCCAATGTAGTTACCAACTTCTGCCTCTTCTTGTGCTATTTGTGAGCCTCTTAGCTCCTTCATCAATTCATCCACCTCATTTTCTGTAATGTTGAGTTTGTCTGCATAGAACTTTTTGCTCTTCTTCCAGTGAAGCATTTGCTCCAGCTGTTGCAGAAGGGATTGATTTTCAGGCATTTACGTTTTGATTTAGTTAAAATTGCAGTAAAGGTAGGAAACTTTTTGATATTTCCCAAAATTATCCAAACATTTTTCGTTATCCATGATAACATTTTTGGTTATAAATAAAAACTCCCCAGGGTAGAAACCCCAGGGAGAAGCCCTGAAAACCAACAAACAGGGCTTTTTGATAGCTTTTATAATATCGTAGTGGTGGTTGTAGTGGTGCATTCCACTATGGTGATATCAATATAATTTGTACATAAGGGAGGATTATCAGACATCACCCTAATGATAGTGGTTCCGTTAGGAACTAATACACTTGTATACCCAGCTAACAGAGCTGCTTTAGAAACACCTGTTTCAAAGGCAGATGTGTACCCATCAACATCTGAATAGAGATTGAAGGGTCCTGTGTCAGATCCTGCTGTGGTGAGAGTTATTACTACTATCATGGTAGAGTGGTGGTAGTGGTTGTTGTTGGTATACAACTATTTACAAGCTGACAAAACTGATTATAGAACACAGGATTAATGCTAAGGAGAAGAAGTATGGATGCAAGAATATTTTCTGGACACACTTTGGTGTCTATCTTCTCTAGAGCAATATCAACGGAATCTCCTGTGTTTACACCAGAGCATGGAAGGTTGTTCCCATTGTAGATGATTTGACTAGCATCTAGACAAACAGGGGGACAAGGACCCATTCCTTCTGGGTATACAGGCCCTGTTTGATAACAGGGCATTCCTGGTAAACAAGCCATTTATAATTAGTTTATGGAATGTACATAATATAGTAACAAGCAAGAACAGGTGGGATGTTATTGTGAGACTGACCACCTCCTGTAGAATCATTATTCACACCTACAAATATTCCTGTTGTTTTTGTTTCACTTAATCCAAGAGTGGGTGCGTTGTTGCTACCTGTCATTCTATAAGACAAATCAGTTTCTAAATCATGTCTGAAATCAATGAATGTAGAAGGTGTTACATCAGGAGCAGATGAGCCACTAGCAATAGCACCAACAAGTAGATGGTTGTGTCCAGGATCTACAAGAGTGGTGTTAGCAACGTGTGTGTG